ATTAAATCAATCAAGAATGATTTCTTGAGAGGTTTAGCAGGCTTACCGCCTGTTGCGCCGTGGGTGGCCCGTCGTTCCAATGGAAAGCCCATAGGCCCTTTCGGGTGTCTATGGAAATTTTCCAAGAAGGACCTTTTTAAGGTCTGGAACTGCCTCATGATCTATACCTTGTTCACATTCATTCCATCTCGCGATGGTATGAAGATGACTCAAAAGCAACTGTCGAAGATGCTTTTGGCCGTGATCAAGGAACCCAAATCGGGAACCGTGGATATCGGAGAGGTGTTGACCCGCAATGCCTTTTCAGGGTCCATGGTTGTTCCACAACCTCATGAGTTCAGGATTCCTGAACTTATGAGTTTTAGGCCTTCACCGACCAAGAGAGCTCCGCTCTCTTGGGGTATGGGACCTGAAGTTGCAGGAGTTGTTGAGAGCCTTAATGCTTTGGCAATGAGACCTCGATTTACCGATAGGTATCTCGATTTCTTTTTACCTTGCATAGGAGGTCTGAAGGACAATTTCTCTCTTCGGAGAGCAATGTGTACAACAGATGCTCTTAACAAAGATATACCCTTAGTTGGGTCTATCTCATGGATCCAAGAACCAGGTTATAAGCTTCGATTTGTGGCAAATCCGTTTCGTGTCTACCAAATGGTCTTACGACCTCTTGGTAACTACCTCTTCAGGGCCCTCAAGAGTATTCCTCAAGATGGCACCTTTAATCAAGATGAGGCAGTGAAGCGGTGTCAGGACTATCTTGTCGAAGGAAGGACCGCGTATTGCTATGATTTAAGCAATGCCACTGATCATTTTCCTTTGCTCATTCAGCAGCAGGTTCTACACCTTATGGGTGTGGATCCTCTCTGGATAGATTTCTTTTCAGAAATCTGTCATGGGCATTGGAGTGTGGATACCTCTCGGTTACCACAATTGACCAAGGAAGTTCAACAATCTACCATAACCTTTGGAAAAGGCCATGTGTATATTCGTTGGACTTGCGGACAACCTTTAGGGTTGTATCCTTCTTTTGCGTCATTTGCCCTATCCCACCATGCGG